AAGAAGGTCAGTTTATTATGTATGGTAGATATGTTGGTAATCGATTTCAAACGAAATACGGTGAACATAGAATTCTGAATGACGACGAGATTATAGGTACTATAAAAGACCCGAAAGATATCCTCCACTTGTTTTAGAAGGAGGATAACATGGTCGAAGTAACCGCTGAGGAGAAAAAACCTCAAGAAGTAGAACTCGATACTGATGACGTCAAAGAAGAAAGTGTTGAAGTCAAACAGGAAGAGAAAAAAGAGGAAGCACCTAAATTAAATTTAGGTGAAGTTGACTTAGGATATACAAGTCACGATAAGTCAGAGAAAAAAGAAGAACTTCCAGAGGGTGTAGAGGTTAAAGAAGAAAAACCTGAAGAACCTAAAAAAGAAGTTAAAGAAAATAAACCTGTAGATAATCTTAAAGATCAATCAACTAATTATCAAAAAAGAATTGATAAGTTGGTTTATCAAGTAAATGAAGCTAAGCGTAGAGAAAAAGCAGCTACGGATTATGCAAAGGGTTTACAAAAAAAGTATGACACTACTATCAAAAAGTATGATGCTTTAGATCAAAAAAACTTAAAAGAATTTGATGCTAGAGTGGATGCTCAAAGAGAACAGGTCAAAGTTTCCCTTAAACAAGCGATCGAGGCTAATGATTCGCAGAAGATAATGGAAGCTAACGATGCTCTAACTAAATTAGCAGTTGAAAAAGAAAAAGCTAGATTAGAAATGGAAAATCGTGAACAACAACAACAACAAAAACAAAACGTAGAAGCAAAACCTAAAGAAACTCCTTCTGAGCCACCTCAGATCACGCCTAAAGCAAAAGAATGGGCGGAGAAGAATAAATGGTTCGGAGAGGATAAAATCATGACTGATGCTGCGGTATCTATACATCAACAAGTTGTTCAAGAGGGTATTGAAGTAGATAGCGATGAGTATTATAATGAGGTTAATTCAAGGATTGGGAAGTATTTTCCTAATGCCTTTGAAACCACGACTAAAGAAGAAGTTAAGGAGCAACCTAAACCCGTCCAAACAGTTGCTTCAGCTGGTCGTAAACAACATGGACGCCGAACTGTGAAACTCACCAAATCACAGGTAGCAATAGCGAAAAGATTAGGGGTGCCTTTAGAGGAATACGCTAAATACGTGAAGGAGGATAAATGAGCGATAAGATAGATAGAACTTCACGCGAGTCTGAGTCTAGAGAAAATCTAGAACAACCAAAAACTTGGACTCCACCATCCAGTTTGGATGCTCCGAAAGCACCAGCAGGATATGCACATAGGTGGATAAGAACCGAAGTGCAAGGTTTTGAGGATACAGCGAATGTATCTAAAAAACTTAGAGAGGGTTGGGAGTTTGTCAAAGCTTCTACTGTAGAAAGTGAACTTGGCAAAAATCATAAATACCCTTCTTATTCTGATGGCAAGTATAAGGGGTTAATCGGGATTGGGGGCCTTGTGTTGGGAAGGATACCTTTGGATATTCTACAACAACGTGCTGAGTATTTTAAAAAAATAACTCAAGATAGAATGAATGCCGTTGATAGAGATCTTATGAAGGAACAACATCCGGACATGCCAATCAATATTGATAGGCAGTCCAACGTAACCTTTGGAGGTGGTCGTAAAAAATAATATTTTTACTATTACTATCTAAGGACGGTAACTTAAAAATAATAGGAGAAAAAAACAAATGGCAAACGTAGCGGAAAAGTTTGGTCTAAGACCTTACAGAAAACTAGACGGTACACCATTAGTTGGAGCTCAGAACAGATATAGTATTGCTAGTGGTCACACTACTGCAATTTTCCAAGGTGATTTGGTAATCCCATTAACTGCAGGAACAATTGACAGACACACTGCTAACAACTCAACAGCTGTTATAGGAGTTTTCAATGGATGTTTTTACACAGATCCTACTACGCAAAAACCGACCTTTAGAAATAGTTATCCAGGATCAATCGCGGCGAGTGATATCACAGCATTCGTAGTCGATGACCCAGATGCTGTTTTCTTAATGGATGCGGATGCAACATTTGCGCAAGCAGATCTGTTCCGAAACTATTCAGTATCAACTGGTGGCGGTAACACAACAACAGGCATTTCAGAAGTACAGCTTGACGTCTCGGTATCAGGAACAAATGCGTCGTTTATAATTCAAGCGATCGACATTTCTCAAGATCCAGATAATAGCGATACTGGTTCAGCAAATGCCAACATTCTTGTAAGAATCAATAAGCATTTTTACAGAAGTGGAACAGGAATATAAGGAGAATAGATTATGGCAATAACACGTTCACAACTAGTCAAAGAACTAGAGCCAGGTTTAAATGCCTTATTTGGCCTGGAATACAACAGATACGAAAATCAGCATGCTGAAATTTATGTATCAGAAACATCTGACAGAGCTTTCGAAGAAGAAGTAATGTTAAGTGGTTTCGCTTCTGCACCAACTAAACAAGAAGGTGCTGGAGTAGTGTTTGATCAAGCGAATGAAACTTTCACAGCTAGATACACACACGAAACAATCGCTTTAGCATTTGCTATCACAGAAGAAGCAATCGAAGATAACCTTTATGACAGACTTGCAGCTAGATACACTAGAGCACTTGCAAGATCTATGTCTAACACGAAGCAAGTAAAAGCAGCTAACGTTCTTAACCAAGCTCAATTTACTGCAGTAACTGGTGGAGATGGTGTTCCGTTAATCGCGAACAATCACCCATTAGCAACTGGCGGTGAATTTAGTAACGTATTAGCAACAGCAGCTGACTTGAACGAAACTTCACTAGAGCAATCGTTGATTGATATCGCAGGATTCGTCGATGAAAGAGGCTTAAAAATCGCTGCACAAGGCGTGAAAATGATAATTCCAAAAGAATTACAATTCACAGCAGAAAGATTAATGAAGTCTCCTCAAAGAACGGCGACAGCGGACAATGACATCAATGCATTAGTATCTATGGGAATGATTCCTCAAGGTTACAGAGTTAATAACTTTTTAACTGACACAGACTCATTCTTCATAATGACTGATATCCCTAACGGATTTAAGCATTTTGTCAGAGCACCAATCAAAACTGCAATTGAAGGTGACTTCGATACTGGTAACGTTAGATTTAAAGCTAGAGAAAGATACTCATTCGGATTCTCAGATCCAAGATGTGTATTTGGTAACGGAAACTTACCAACTAGCTAATACTAATTAACAGTATTACGAATTAAGGGGCGGTGTTCACATCGCCCCTTTTTTTATGTATAATGTAAACAACCTAGATTAAATAATCTGCAGACTGGCTAGGCAGACGCTATAGAGACTGCAGGTGCAAAACTATAGGAGAAAATATTATGGCAAATACTACATTCGACGGTCCGGTAAGATCGAAAAACGGTTTTCAATCTATTGGCCCAGGTTCTGTAATCGCTCTAACTGCTGCAACTGATTTAACAGTTGCTGATCACGCAGGAAGAATAGTTACTATGGACCCAGTTGGAACTCCAACTGCAATCACACTTCCAACAATTGTTGCTACCTCAGATGGTGCATCAGCTGGTCCAGGAAGTGATCCGAACAACAAAAGTACAGTAGGGACAACTTTTGAAATTCTTTTCATTGATGAATTTACTGGTACTATTTCAACTGATGGCACTGACAAGTTTGTTGGTTCAGTAATGATCGGTGTTGACGACGGTGCAAAAAAAGCTTTCGTGCCTGCAGCAGCAAATGATGTTATGAACTTAAATGGTGAAGCAGGAGCTGGTAACGCTACAACAGGTGGCTTAATTGGTTCAAGAGTAAAATTCACTGCAACAGCTGATAACACTTACATGGTTGAAGGTTTATTAATCGGTGATGGCACAATTGCTACACCTTTTGGTAACTAATAATTAAACGGTGCTCCTTCGGGAGCACCACTAAGGAGAATATATGGGTGGAGCAAGTTTTATGTCAGACCAGTCGAGTGCTCATGCAACAGCCACGGCACAGATGGTAGCGACAACGAGAAGAGCAAGATTAACTTCGATACAAGGTAAAGGTAATTCAGCCAGTGGTTCAATTATTTTTAGAACTGGTGGTGCAACAGGAACTATAATTGCCACTTACTTGTTTGGTGAAGAGGGTCTAGATATGTATCTTCCAGGTTCTGGGATTTTATTTGAAGAAGGCATTCATGCTACTATTGCCGGAACAGCTGGCGTAACAATAACATTTACATAGGAGAAACATGGCATTTAAATCAGACGTAAAAGCAGTTAGAACAAATGCTACTGGATCTTTATTTGGCGGTAGAACTAGACTAAGAGGTTTTATCCTTGGTAATTCATCTGGTGGTGGACAAGTTACTTTAAATGACTCGAGAGGAGCACAATTAGTTGTTGATGTTCCAGCGGGTGATATAGCCTCTACTAATTTACCTGAAGATGGTATTTTATTTGAAGGTGGAATATCAGTAACTGCAATATCTGCTAATACGACTATAACCGTATTTATAGATAAATAATGAATCAGTACACTGTTGAATTATTAAGCAAAGGAGGCATGCCTCCTAGAAATAAAAAAAATTTCCGCCCAACGGAAAAGGGCGCTGGAATGACTGAGGCCGGAGTTAGAGCTTATAGAAGAAAAAACCCAGGTTCTAAACTTAAAACTGCAGTCACAGGTAAAGTAAAACCAGGATCTAAGGATGCTAAGAGACGTAAATCATTTTGTGCTAGAAGCGCTGGACAAATGAAAAAGTTTCCAAAGGCAGCTAAAGATCCAAACTCAAGACTAAGACAAGCTAGAAGGAGATGGAAATGTTAAAAAAAGTTTGGGACAAAATTAAAAAAGTTTGGGAAAAAATTATTTCTAAATTTTGGGTATAGTTTATGGCATTAAAAATTTCTGAGTCCGCAGCCGTACAAATGCCAATGAAGACGGTTGCCAGTTTGATCACGATGGTTGCCATCGGGACCTGGGCTTATTTTGGTTTGCACGAAACGCTCAACCAACACTCTACAAAAATAGAGTTAATGCAAAAAGATTTAGACCAGAACTCAGAATTTAGAATTAAATATCCAAGAGGTGAGTTAGGTCAATCAGCTGGAGAGGCAGAGCTTTTTATGATAGTAGAACACGTAAGTGGTTTATTAGAGGATGTAGAAGAAGAAATT